AAACATGGGTGGAGTAAATAAAGAAAATATTACTAATTTAGTAAATATGATTGAAGAAGAAAAAAATAAAGTAACTGGTGTTGATTTGTTTGGAAGAAAAGCAGAAGCAGATCGTTTAATTAAATTTTTGATGACAGGTCAATATGGATTTGGCTTTGGAAAATCACAAGTATATGAACCTTTACGAAATTTAATGACTGAAGGTATAGAACCTGGTGCTTTTTCTAATGATACACCTACTACCGTTGAAGTTAAGCAAGGAGATACTTTAAGTGAATTAGCAAAAGAATTTGGTGTTCCATTAAAATCTTTTATAGAAGCAAACAATATAACTAATCCAAACTTAATAAAACCAGGTCAAGAATTAATTGTGCCAATGGTTAAAGATACTACTCCAAATAAAACAGAAACAAAAAATAAGTTACCAGAAGTAGAATTAAATAAATTAAGACAAGAAATAAAGTTAAAGACAGATAAAAAACAACCTCTTACTAAGCAACAAATAAATAAGTTATTACTTAATGCAGGCTTTACAGCAGAGCAAGCAAAAATAATGACTGCTATTGCTATGGCTGAATCAGCTAATAAAGTAAATGCTTTTTATGGTGGTACAGAAAAAGATCCAGAAGCATCTTATGGTCTATTTCAAATAAATATGTACAACTACAAAGGTATGGAGTTAGGTAATGACAGACAACCAAAACTTGGTATAGATAATAATGAAGCTCTATATGACCCTGTACTTAATGCTATAGCTGCTAAATTAGTGTTTGATGAAACACAAGCACTTAAAGGTAATGGTTATTTAGCTTGGGGTGTCTATTCTAAAGATGGACAAACAGAAGCTCCTGACGCTAGATACAAAAAATTTCTTGATTAAACATGACTGATTCCAACATCAATAGTCTTCTAAACAATGAAGAAGAAAAAGATGAAACTCTGTTAGACACAACACAGATTAAAAGCAATACAGAATCATTGTTAGATAGAATTGAAAAAAAATCTTTTACACCAAATTTAGATCAGAATATATTTAAAACGCAAGCTAAAGTTGTTGATTTTTTTGATAATAAATTTTTAGGTAATCAAAGAAGTTTTGAAGAAATTCTAGAAAACAGATCAAGAATTGTAAATGAGAGTATAAAAAAGAAAGAAGAAACAGATAAGCAAATTTCCAAAACAGCAACTTCACAAGTAATAAGAGGTGCTATCACAGGTCCAGTAAGAGCTATAAATGAGACTGTTGAATTTGTTGATGATATTTATGATTATTTAGCTGGCAATCCATACGATAATAACGATTTAATCGATACAAGTAATTTTGAAAGAGAAGATGATGGTGCTTTTTATCAAATTCCTCAAGCTATTACTCAATTTTTATTACCTATGGGTATCTTTACCAAAGGTCTTAAAGGTATAAAAAATCCTTGGACAAGAAACCTTGTTGCAGGTTTTCTTACTGATTTTGTAGTAGAAGATCCGTTTGAACAAAATCTTTATAACATGGTTGATTCTTATGAAGGTATGTTAGAACCTGTTGTGGATATTTTAAAAATGCCTGCATCAATATTTAAAGCAGAAGATGATATATCACCAATAGAAGCAAGACTTAGGAAGGCTTTTGGTGGTGCAGTTATAGGAGAAGCTTTAACAGGTTTGTCTGTAGGTCTTAAAGCATTTAGAAATTCAAAGCTTGCACCAGAAGCCTTAAGAACTTTAGAAGCAAAACAACGATTAAAATTTAAAGATCTAGGTATAGACCAGGCTGGTAATGAATTATTAGATGAAAAGGTTATAGATCTTATTAAACCTTTAGATGTTAAAAAAGGAAAAGGTATTGGAGATAAAACACAAACACCAAGAGTTGGTGAGAAAATAGAATCTACATTTAATCCTAAAATTACAGGAGGTGGAATACAAAACTTAAGAGAAAGTTTATTAAATTTAAGTGAATACTTTAGAGATACTGATGAATTTGGACAATGGGCTAGATCTGTTTCTTTACAAGATATGTTTAATGCTTCACAAAGACAATCAAGAGGACAAGCATTAGAAGCTGCTAGATTTTTCTTACAGGAATTTGGTCCATTTAAAAAGACAAGAAAAGGAAATATAATAAACAATCCACAATATTTGCCTGCAACAACCATTTCTGTGAATCAAATGATGAACAAGAATGGTGAAGAAGTATATAACCTATCCGTAGCTTTACATAATGCTATTGTTACTAAAAACCTTGATGCTATAAAAGAAATAAGAAGTGATTTTATAGAAGAAACCAAAGTATTAAAGGGCCTTGTTTATCTTAATAAAGGAGTTGGCTCTTTAACATCACAATCTTTAGGAGCAAGAAGGGCTGCTGGTGGTTTAAGAGATGCAAAAACAACTGCTCAAGATTTTGGAGTTCGTTCTGGTACTGAAGATATAAATTCAATAAATAGAAACTTTATTGAAGATACAGGTGTTGACGAGATAGATGAGACTTTTAATAAAATATTTGATTTGGTCGAAAAAGGTGATGAAGAAGCAGCTTTATCATTAACTAGATTGACTAAATATCTACACATAGCAGGTGGTAATCCAGAGGTTTTAAAGAAAATGATTAAAAAAGGATTTATAGAAAGAGGTGTAGAGTTTACTAACGAGATATACATTAACTCAATTTTAAGTGGACCACCTACACACGTAGTAAATATTTTATCAACAGGTCTTAATACTCTTATAAAACCATTAACACAATCTGCTGGTGCATTTAAAGTTACAGCTACTGATAGTTTTGGTAAAAAAGTTTTCAGACCAGAATTTAATACTGAAGAATTTATTAAAGGGTGGAAACAATTTATTTATATGTATCAGTCTTTAGGAGATGCTTTTAATGTTGCAGGTAAAGCTTTCAAAGTTAATGAAAATGTTTTAGACAGGGCTGCTATGGTTCAAGATGCAAGAAGAGTTTCAAGAAATATTAATGGTCAAGATGTTACAAATTTTGCTGATAGCAATGCACTTACTAGAAATGCTATAAAACCTTTTGTTGATTTTACAAATGCTGATGCTTGGCTACCATCTATTTATAATAATTTTAGAAGAATTAATAGTTTTGGATCAAGATTACTAATTACAGAAGACGAGTTTTATAAACAAGTAAATTTTAGGGCTTATGTTAAAGCTGACGCATGGGAGAAAGGTGTAAAGGCAGGTAAGACAGGTAATGCTTTAACAGAATATATAGAACAACAATCTAATAAGGTTTTTGATATTGTTGATACTGGAAGCACCAAAGGTTTACCACCTAGTATTACTGATTTATACAAGAAAGCAAAAGACTATGCTGCTGAAGTGACTTTTACAAAAGATCTACCTCAAGATGGATTTGGTAAAACAATACAAAACTTTGCTAATCATCCATTTGGTAGATTAATAGTTCCATTCGTAAGAACTCCTGTAAATATTTTTAAAACTCAATTAAGGTTTATTCCAGGTTTTAATTATGCTTTATTAGGGGAATATAGAAGAGCTTTAAAAAGTACAGATCCAAGTGTCGCTGCTAGAGCAAGAGGGGAAATGTATTTAGGAGGTGGTTTTACATCAATGGCTCTTCTTTTAGCTAGAGATATTGATAATCCCATGGCAGAAGTGTCCTTTACAGGTGGTGGTCCTAATACAGTTGGATTTGGCGATGTTATCGAACAAAATAGATTATTAGTAAAACAAAAAAGAGCAGAAGGTTGGCAGCCTTATTCCTTTAGATTTTTAGTAAGAGATAAAAACGGTGAAGTGGTAATGACCAAAAGTGGTAAACCAAAATATAAATATATTTCATATAAAAGATTAGATCCTTGGTCTGGTATCTTTATGTTATTAGGAGATTATGCAGATATAGAAGGACAAATAGGACAGCAACAACGTAATGATTTTGCAGTTGCTATGACTGTGGCGATTGCAAGAAACTTAACAGATAGAACATTTGTAAGTGGTATAACAGAATTTGCAGAAGCTATTCATAATCCATTTAAATTGCAAACATTACTATCAAGAAGAGTTGCTAATATTGTTAATCCTGTCTCAAGTTTTGGTAGATCAGTTAATAAAGCTATTGATAAAACAAAATTAGATACAAGTTTTTATCCAAAAGGATCAGAAGAAATGTTTACAGGTGTAAGATCATTTTTAAATGAACTAGCTAAAACCGTACCTCTGTATAATGCTGACTTGCAACCTGATAGAAATTGGCTTACAGGTGCAATTATTGAATATCCTAATGGTGTAGGTCCAGATATTTTTGATGTTTTAAATCCATTTACAGCTACAAATACGAAAGATAATTTAGTATTAACAGTAATAAACGATTTAAATATTTCTTTGCAACCACCTAAAAAATTCTTTTTTAGAGAACAAGGAGTAGAAGGAACAGGTATTGAACTTGATAATGATCAATATGCAGATTATATAAAACATTTAGCTTTTGATACTAAAATTGATGGCAAAAGATTAATTGTAAAATTGTTTGAAGAATTAAATAAACCACAAAACAAAGCTTTTTATCAAACCGCATTAGGTCAAAATGTAGATGCTGATGATGCAAGGTTAAAAATGCAAATACAAGATAACGCAAGAGCAGAATTAGCTAGTCTTATAAGAAATATAATCGGTGATTACAAGGATAAAGCAAAGAAAGGATGGTTTAGAAAACCAGAAAATCGTAAAATATATTCAGATTACCAAGACAAACTTACAAAAATCAATGATAATACAACTAAAGCAACAATTAAAAATTACAACAAGAATATTGTTGACTTTAACTCTAACTAATCATGGCTACTAACACCGTTGCTACAAAGCAAACTCATACCGCAGCTAATAATGCCAGTGGTAATACTTCTGGTCCTTATACAATATCTTTTGATTACTTATTAGAAAGTGATGTAGAAGTTAGAGTTGATAACACTTTAAAAACACAAACCACACATTATACATTTCCTAGTAAAACTTCTATTCAGTTTACTTCTGGTAACTTTCCTACATTAGGAACCACGATAGAAATAAAAAGAAATACTGATATAACAGTACCTAAAGTAGATTTTCAAGATGGTTCTGTTCTTACAGAATCTGATTTAGATAACAACAGCAAACACCTGTTGTTTGGTATGCAAGAAACTAAAGAAGATACAGAAAGTCTTGTAAGTACTTTTGTTAGTCCTACTGCTCCTACAGGTATCTCTAATGGTGCTAGATGGTATGACACAGTATCAGGTCGTACTTTTATTTATTACGTCGATACAGATTCAGCACAGTGGGTAGAAGCAAGCCCTCCTTTTGATGCTACAGAAGCATTACAAATTAATTATACAGCTTCTGGTACTGGTGCAGTAACAAGAACTGTTGATAGTAAATTAGAAGATGTAGTATCAGTTAAAGACTTTGGTGCGGTAGGCGATGGCACAACGGATGATACTGCTGCTATTCAAGCTGCTATAAATTCAGGTAAAACACTTAGATGGTTAGATGGCACTTATAAAATAGTAAGTTCTTTAACTCGTACTCTTACAAGTCCTTTGCGCTGGTATTCTGATGGAGCGACAATAAAATTAGAAAGTTCTTCAAGTATTCAAAAATTTGTAGATATTACTTCAAATGGTAATGATGTAAATATTTTTGGAGAATTAACTTTAGATTGCAATCAAAAATCATTTATAGGTTTATTTATAAAAAACGACACAACTACTTTTAGTGATGTAATTATTAGAGATATAAATGTTAAAAATGCGTTTCGAGCTAGTCAATCATTTACAGGTGGTGATGGTATATTTATTAGCGGTTCATTTACAAAAATAATTTTACAAAACCCTGATATTCGTGATGTAATTATGGCTGCTAGTGCTGGTATCTCAGGCTCTCAAGGTGTATCTGGTATTACTATTAATAGTGCTGGTGCAGATAAAGCACCTCAAAGAGTTGATATAATAAATGCCCACATAGAAAATATATATTCTCAAGATGCAAGTTATAAAATGGATCAAGATGGTATTAAGATTTTTACAGAAGAAGATGAATTTGGTGAACCTAGACTGTATGAAGGTAGTTTTTCTATAAGAGGTGGAAGTATAAACAATTGTGGTGGAAGAGCCATTAAGTCACAAATGGAACATGGAGTAATTGATGGTGTAAAATTTTCCCGAGATAGTAGTGAAATATCACAAATTAGTGGAACTGGCGATATGCCAGAAATAGATTTTCAAGTAGGAGGAGGAATTGTAACTAACACAGAATATCGTTATTCTTCAGCTACTCCTATCAGAGTTATATCATTTAGCGGAACAAGACAAACAGGTAAATATTCTTTTGGAGGTAAAGTATTAAATGCAAATGTTTCCACTAGTGGAACTGGTAATTTACCAAGGTTTGTTACTCTTAGTATGTTTAATCAAGATAGGTATCAACTAAATGTAAGTAATGTAAATATAACTGGTGCAGATGAATTAGACTATTTTGCTACTTGTTTTCAGGATGATGCTGATGGTACATATTCTCAAAGTGGTACAACAGTAACCATAACAATTACAAAACATGGTTTTATTGTTGGCGATAACCTAACTATTGACTATACGTCTGGATCTGCTGTAGATGGTTCTTTTACAGTTGCTTCTGTTATAGATGCTAATACTTTTACTGTAACTGCTGGTAGTAGTGCTACCAACTCAGGAAATGTTTCTGTTTATAAAGAGGATAAAGAAGCATATATTAATATTGAAAACATATTAGCTAAAGTTAACTCTAGCAATGCGTTTGTGCAAAGACTTTCTACAGCACGTCCTAATGTTTATGTTTCAGGTAAAAATTTAGTTCAACAAGGTAGCTCAACATCTTTTTTTAAAGCAACTACTTCAGGTAATTTTGTTCAAGATTTATCAGGTATTAATGTAAGAGTTATATAAAATTTATTTTAATCTATAATGGAATTAATAATATTTTACAACATAAATTTCTATGGCTGTTTTTAATTCACAAAAATTCTTTGGTAAAGACGTAAAGTATAAGTTGGATGCAGATGGAAATCTTTCTTTACCATTAGCAAGTAAGATGGGTATTGGTACTGACTCACCTGATGCTTTGCTACATGTTTCTGGTGCTGGCATACCAACTATGAAATTACAAGACACTGATACGGCTGGTGGATATGTACATTTAGAAATGAACTCCAACGCTTTCTTTATTGAAAGTTATGATGAAGATGCAACTGAAGGGCAAATAGTATTTAGAAACGCTACAACTGAAGCAGGAAGGATTCAAACTAATGGAAGATTTGGGCTAGGGGTAACATCACCAGACGAAAAACTTCATGTAAACGGAAATGTAAAATGCACAAGTGTAATTACAGGTGACATTGACATGTCTAATTTAGAGTCAAATGCTAATGAAGTGGATAATACAAAAGGTAGCTGGTCAATACAAGAAGGTGCTAATGATTTATTTCTTATTAACCGTCTAAATGGTAAAAAATATAAATTTAATTTAACAGAAGTAAACTAAATACAAATGACAACTAAACATTATCATATATGATTAAATCATGGCTTTAAATTTTCCCGCTTCTCCATCCACAGGTGATGTACATAACGCATCAAATAATCTTTCTTATTTTTTCGATGGTGTCAAATGGATTACGCAAGGTTCATATAATACAGGAACTATTAATACTATTAAATTAGATAGTCTTACCAGTAGTTTTAATGGTTCACTAACTACATTTAACCTTACATCTAATAGTATTAGTGTAAAACCAGCTAATGCTCAATCAGTAATGATCAGCTTGGGTGGTGTAATACAAGAACCAACTACTGCATATAGTATAAATTCAGAAACAGGAACAATTACTTTTGCTTCTGCACCAGCATCAGGCACTGCATTTTTTGGAATTGTATATTCAAGATTACCTCAATCAACAACCACAGTATCTGACGGTGCAATTACTAATGCCAAAGTAAATGCAACTGCTGCTATTGATCAATCAAAATTAAATATATCAGATGCTACGACATCTGCATCTGGTTTTATGTCAGGTTCAGATAAAACAAAATTAGATGGTATAGAAGCTAATGCAACAGCAGATCAAACAGCAGCAGAAATCAGAACATTAGTTGAAAGTGCTAGTGATAGCAACGTGTTTACTGATGCTGACCATACTAAGTTAAATGGTATTGAAGCAAGTGCTACCGCAGATCAGACAAATGCAGAAATTAGAGCAGCAGTAGAAGCTGCAACTGATAGTAATGTTTTTACTGATGCAGATCACACTAAACTAAACGGAATAGAAACTAGTGCAACAGCGGATCAGACAGCAAGTGAGATAGTTGCACTTTTAGCAGGTCAAACTGTAACCTTTAACAACATATTATTTGGTTCAGATACCGCAGATGCTAATAAACTTGATGATTATGAGGAAGGAACTTTCACTCCAGTACTTGAAGGTACTTCTGGAAATCCAACTGTAACTTATACTTCGCAGTTTGGACATTATACAAAAATCGGTAATTTAGTTCATATTCAGGCTGAAATAAATGTCTCATCATATACTGGTGGAGGCGGTGCTTTTAAACTAAATAATTTACCTTTCACATCAAGTTCAACCGCATCAAGCTCTATGTTTAATTACAACCAAGACAATAAAATAAATTGGGGTTCGGCTGTTTTAGACCTTGCCTTTCTTCTGACTGCTAACCAAACATTTGTAATAGGGCGTAAATTTAGAGCAAATACTAATGCTCAGTTAAACTTATCAGCTTTTGCTACTGATGGATTTACTTTTGGAATTTCTGGAACATACATAGCTGCATAATTTAGACCGTAGCTAAGTCTTTAAACTACGCATCATAAACCTGTTAAGTCTGGAGGACTTTCCTAAATGGCATTATCTGAATCAATCGAATACGACAAAATTGAAGTTGTAGGCGAATATAAACGTGTTCAAGTTCGTGAAGCAACTGTTATCAACAAAGACGGCAAGGAGTTAACACGCTCTTACAGCAGATATGTACTTAATGCTGGTAGTTTAGATGCTTCTGATAATTTAGTAGATACAGACTTGTCAGGACAACCAGCAGAAGTTTCAGCAGTATGCAGTGCTGTATGGACAGATTCAGTAAAAAATTCTTATAAAGCTTTTTTGATAGCAAATAAAACTTCAGAATAAATTTAATTAGCTTTCTCTGTTATCTGACGAGTCATAATCCCTAAAGTTATATATAAAGGAGCTAAAGCCATAATTCCTGTAAAGGTTATAATGGTGACAGGTACTAATGCTTTTGCAAATGCATCTCTCATGTTAAATAAAATCTCATCTGTTCTATCTATCTTATCTTTTATCATTAGCGTCACAACTATTGCTGCTGGATATGCAGGGTATCGTTACATTACAAGTCCACAATTTGAAGCGATGATGATGGAGAAAGTTATGGAAGGTGTAAGTAAGATCTTGCCTAATCAGATTGATAAAAAATTACCTAAAGTAACTGGTCCGATGTTGCCTTTATGATATTTGAATGACTAAGATCCCAAGGATCGAGATAAAACAGGTTTACATTCCAAAAATTAGATCTTGGGAAGTACAGCCACCAATACTAGATTTAATTTATAAACCAGTTGTAGATATTCCAGGGTGTGTTGATGCTCATAGAAATAACCTTACGGGACTAATAAACGAAGATGAGCTAGGTACATATCAAGCCTGTGGTACCTTTAATATCCCTAGCTTTGAGCCACTAGAATATAACCCTGCTAATTTTCAATATACTGCACCTGCAAAGCAACAAGAGCAACAACAAGAGCAACCTCCGCAGCAAAAACCTCAAATAACACAAAAGAAAAAAGATGAAAAATTAAAAATACCGCCCTGTCCTGGTAAGAAAGAACAAAAAATTGGCGATTTTCGTAACGATAAAAAGTTGGAACGTGTTATTGGCTATGAGCGTGGTACAAATGGAATAGAATGTATCACTTTGTATGAAGACGTACCGTTCATATCTCAATACATTCCAAGTTTTAAGCAGTTTACTGGGGTTTTTAGTCTTGCTCTGGTCGGCTGTTCTGCTCCGATCATTCTTAATTTAGTAAAACCAGTAATCAAAAATATAATAAAAAAACTGACAAAGAAAAAAGATACTACTTCATAAGATTATGAGTGTGCGGTAATACCTGATTTTTAACTGGACTAATAACTACATCCTTACATAAGTCATAATAAGGACTATCTGTAGCAAATGATATTCCCTTGATCTTCAATTCACCGCAGTTTTTTAAACGTGCCAGTTCATAGTTTAATCTTTCTTTTGATAGTATCTGACTCTGTATTTTTTCTTGGGTTGTAGCAGATTTTAAACACGCATCTTGAAATCTATTGTCTAATGGAAAAGTAAAAGTTAATGCTGCTCCAAAGTTAAGTCCTAGACTATCCTTGTTACCACTGTAGTTTTCTCTGAAAAAAAGTATTTCACCTGGACTGGTTAGCTCCCCTGTCTCTGGATCCGTAGCATCGTTATACACAGGCGTAAAATATGTATAGTCCTGTGGCCTCTTTTGATTGAACGAGGTGGTGACAAATGGGCTAAATGACATTTGTGGGCCTTGGCATCTGATACCATTGCCATAATGATTTTCTATTGTGTTACCTTGTAAAACCTGCGTTGCAAAATTAGAAACAGATCCACTAGCAGAAGCAGAGGGAGCCGCAGTATTCGAGGTATTAGCAAACGCTGGACTCCCAATTAATAGTCCTATTATTGTGAGAATATTGTAGTTGTATCTGTTACGCTTTGAGATTCTATGGTGCGAGTTACGTCTGAAACTGACTGCAAACCAGGGGGAGTATAAACTTCTGTAAATTGAAAGGCATCCCCAGGATTTGATATTGACCAATTTGGTTTCTCTCCTAAATCTAAACCTGTCCATGTGTAAGTCGTACCATTTATAGTTTCAGTAACAGTTGCGTTTGGTGCTGATATAGTCGATCCATCATGTTCGATACCTGATCCTGTAACTGAATATGTGTACCCAGAATTAAAGTTTGATGTTCGTATAGTCTCTGTAATATTTGTTGTGGTCTCAGTTCGACTTGTGGAGCTACCTTGAGTGAAGTTAGGAACCACAGGCACAGCGTAGATAGGGCTAGATATAAAAAAAACAAACGGTAATGTCCTCCACATTAGTGTCCTAAGGTCAAGTCAGTAACAAACGATCCAGTAAGCGTAACACCTGTGCCAGTTCCAGGTGTAAGAGTTATTGTGTGATTATCTAAACCAATATCAGCAGTACCTACAGATGCTGATTCAGTTGTGGTGATATTTGAAAAGTTTGGGATTTCGCCTACTGTACTAGCTGCTGAAGGAGTAGCATCACCTTCTACGTAACTAGTAGCAAAACTGAAGGCTGACCCTGCACTTGATTGAGAAACTGAATCTGGAAAAGTGATTGATGGTACACCATCTGTAGTGGTTCCAAACCCACCAATACTATTTGCATCATCAGAATCAAGCGTAGTTACACCGCTACCTGAGATACTGTATGAACTTGAAACTTTCTCAGCAATACTACCAGCCGATACTGCTTCAAGCTGTACTGAAGAAGAGATTGAATGACTTATGCTTCCAGCATAAGAAGCTGGAATACCAGCAAGCAATAAAAGTGAAAGAAGTCTTTTCATTTGATGCCAACTTTGTTTTTACTATTATCCACTATTTTAGGAGTATTGCCATTTTTCTTCTGTCCTACACTTATTCCATAAGATCCTAAGACCCCAGAAACCAAGCCAGCAGTAAACGCTCCATCAATTCTTACCTTACCCATGTATCCAAGGGTCATCATTGATAATGACCAACTTAAAATAAGAAACCTGACAGCGTGACCAAATAAATCACCCCAATCAAAACCTTCCTTGTCTTTTTCTTCCATGTTTTTTATAAGGAAAGCCCTAGTTTTGGGTAATAGGGCTTATTGACTTGTGTGAGGAGTCAAGCCAAAATTAGCAAATAATGACATACTTGGAAAGTATATATAACAAAATCCATGCTTGCCCTTCTAAAACCAATCCTTCTCACCTTTCTCAAATCAAAAGCAATACGTCAACTTGCACTGGATCTTGTTCGTGCCTGTGTAGAAAAAACAGATAATGATGTTGATGACAAATTATGCGATATGTTGGAGCAAGCACTCTTTCCAGGTAGATGAACCACAAAGAATTTTTCAATGTTCTAATTGGTAATCCACCACCAGAAGTAGAACTTGAAATAGAAATCAAGAAAAGAGAAGTAGAAGAGTTACCAGACTTTGTAATGAAACAATATTGCCTTGATCTGGTAAAGGAAAACAAACTTCAAGATATGTTAATTATGGCAGCCATGTTGCGTATTACTGAGACAGAAACAAAGCTGTTAAGAGTTGAAATGGCTTTGCATCATCAGACAAAAAATCTTAGACAAAAGAAAAAGAAAGTAAAGAAGACTACGATATTTACTAGAATTAAAGCTATGCTAGGCTTAGTATCTTAAAATGTTCTAATTATGAGACAAGATAAGAAATTACAATTATTAGAAACTTTGCATACAGTTCTTATAGAAAATCTGTTGGATAAGGTGAAGAGTGGAGAGGCAAAAGCAGGTGATCTAAACGTAGCAAGACAACTGTTGAAAGATAATGGTATTGAATGTATTCCAACAGCAAACAACCCTATGGAAGATCTTATGTCAAGCCTTCCAGACCTTGATGTGATACCTGCTCTTGAGAGATAACCTTGTAGCACTAAGCACTACATGCAACCTTTACCAGAAAAACTACAAGACTTTAGATACTTTCTAATCATAACGTGGCGGCATTTAAACCTACCAGACCCCACACCAGTTCAATTAGATATAGCTGAGTATTTACAGCATGGACCTCGTAGAAAGATCATACAGGCGTTCAGAGGGGTGGGTAAGAGTTGGATAACAAGTACTTATGTCGTGTGGAAACTTCGTATGAATCCACAACTGAAGTTTCTTGTTGTCTCTGCAAGTAAGGATAGAGCAGACAACTTCAGTACATTTACCATGCGTCTTATCAATGAGATGCCAATATTAGCTCCATTGCGTCCAGAAGACTCTCAAAGAAACTCAAAAATTAGTTTTGATGTTGGACCTTCATCTGCTGATCACGCCCCTTCTGTAAAGTCTCAAGGTGTTCTAGGACAAATGGCTGGTAGTAGAGCAGATGAAGTTATAGCTGATGATGTGGAAGTACCAAACAACAGCTTTACTCAACCGATGAGAGACAAGCTAAGTGAAGCTGTAAAAGAATTTGATGCAATACTCAAACCTAACGGTAAAATAACCTTTCTCGGTACACCACAGACAGAACAATCTTTATACCTAACACTGGAAGAAAGAGGATATACGACTCGTATCTGGACTGCACGTTATCCAGAACTAAAAAATAACTATGGTGATAGATTAGCTCCCAAGTTAGCTCAAAGGCTTGCAGAAGAGCTTGTAAAGCCTAAAGATCCTGTTGACCCTGATAGGTTCTCATCAATAGATCTGATGGAACGAGAAGCCTCCTACGGACGTTCTGGGTTTAGTTTGCAGTTTATGCTTGATACATCTCTATCTGACCAGGATAGATACCCTCTCAAGCTATCAGACCTAATAATATCATCAGTAAACCCTGATCATGCACCAGAAAAGGTAATCTGGTCTTCCTCTCCCGAATATGTCATCAAAGAATTACCCTGTGTAGGCTTTAATGGAGACCACTTCTACCGACCTGCCCAACAATTCGGTGATTGGATTGAATATACAGGCTCTGTGATGTTCG